TCTGACAAGATAGCATTATCAGTATGTGATTTCGTAGTAAATGCTGGAGATTGGGGAGCAAAAAAAGCACAGGCTGCATTAAATGAGTTAGGGTTTGATTTAAGAGTAGATGGAATTTTAGGAGTAAAAAGTTTAGACGCTTTGAACAAAGTTGATGAAAATAAATTTTTAAAAAAATATCATGACTTACAAAGAAGATATTACAGAGCATTAGCTACAAATAAGCCGTCGCAAAAAATATTTTTGCCAGGTTGGCTCAACAGAGTGGACAGAAAAGAAAATTATTTAAAATCGCTCTAAAAACGGCTTTGATACAAGCTGTATAAGAGCAAGAATAGAACGCTTTTGATATTAAGATTGCCTAATAGGTCAATTTGTCTTAAAACGCTTGTTAGGTAGCTTAAAATCGAAATCACTAAATTTATATAAAAAAGAGGTAATAAAATGGATAAAATGATAAAAATGTGGGTAATTAATAAAGCGGTTGAAATGGTAAAGAGTAAAATTTACAAAAACGAGATTGTAAACAAAGCAAAAACAGGAGCAGAAAAATTTGATGCTATCGCAAAAGACTTTTGGGAAAAATTAGAAGATTATATTTTAAAAGAAAAAGAAATTGATAGAAAATTTATTCCAAATTTTATTGAAGAGGTTGGAGAAGATACAATCTTAGCTTGTATTAGAGAATTAAAAACTAAGCTGATTCCGTCTGAGTTTATTCAACAAATTTTTGATTTTGAGAAAAAGAATGACAAAAAAAACATATTATAAAGAGGCGTAAAATTGAGTGGTAATATATTAAAAGACATCACGGACTTGGGAATAGCTGTTGTGATCTGCGGTGTTTTTATAAGACAACAAAGCAAATTATTTGCACAACAGGAGAGAGTGATTAGTGTACTAGCAAAGCTAGAAGAACAGTTAAATAGTGATACTCTGCGAGGGAAAGCACTTGAGGTAACATTAGACGCAAAAATCAGAAATTTGAGAAATAATTTGCAAACATCAATTATTAGATACATTGTTGAGAATAATCTTGAACTGAACTGGAATATTATTAAGAGAGAAATAAATATAATAGTTCAGGAGGAAAAGCATAGTTTTTTTGTGAGTTTGAAAAATGTGACAGATAAAGTCTTTTTGAAAAGTCTGATGTTAGAATTAGACGAAGAAATGGCGAGTACGGAGAATCTAATAACAAAGCTCTTGGAAGATCTGAAAGAAGAAGGAAGAAACGAGAAAGCTCTGTACGACGTAGCTAAAAGGAGTGTCGAAACTCATTTTGATCACTTTGAAGCGAGAATGATGGAAAAAGTAGATGATTTATTAAATTGAGATAGCTGGAAACGGCTATCTTTTTATTTTTCGAGGTATAATTATATAAAAAAAGGAGGAAATATGGTTTATAAAGGCTTTATTATCATAAAAAAAGAAGTGAGAGGTATTAGTTTTTACGAATGTGAAAAATTGAATCTAAAAGCTAAAACATTAGCTGAACTAGTTGCAAAAATAAGGAAGAAAGAGAATTTAAAACCTGGAGAGATTTTAGATAAGAAACGGAAAATATATTTTAATTTAAACTACAACGGAAGAGAAATTTTAGACTTTTTTGAAAAAACGAGAGAAGAAAAAGGCTTTAAGTCTAATCAAGAAGTTTTAGAATTTTTGATAAGTTTGTATGAAATTTAAATATTGACTTTTAAGAAAAAGGTGTTATACTATTAGTAATTAATAGTACATTGTGTATTGTGAAGAAAAAGTATATGATTTCAAGATAATAAAATCTTGAATTTAATAGTACATTGTGTAATGAAAGGCAGATTTAAATATCTGTCTTTTTTTGTAAAAATTTTAAAATATTTTATAAAAAGTTGTTGACAAATATAAAAAGATATAGTATACTAATAATGTAAAAAATAAGAGATTGGGAGATGGTGAAAATGTTAAATAAAAGCGAAATAATGAGAAAAGCGTGGAAAAGATTCAGAAGTTTGGTGAAAAATGGAAAAGAAACAATCTTTGCTGATTGTTTAAGATATGCGTGGGACTATTTTAAATCTTTCGAGAAGAAAGATGTTGTTTTTGCAGAGCTAGAAGGTTCTGAAAAACAAATAAAATGGGCTAAATCAATTCAAAAAGAAGTAGCCGATCAGTTAATCAAAGAAAGATGTTGCGTTGTTTCAAGAATTTTAAAAATCAAAAGACAAGCAGCTGCTAAAATTGTTAAATTCTTCTTAGCAAACGAAAGAAGAAGCTGGGTTTTGATAGATCTAGGGACAACTTTTGGTTTCGAAAATGAAAAAGTTTGGGAAAATGCTTTTGCTCAATATCAAAAATAAACATTTTCACCATCTCAGAAAGGTTTAAAATGAAAAAAGAAGTAAAAGCAAGAGGAGTGAAAAAAGGACAGACTCCTAATTGGAATGTAGGAAGAAAAGCAACGTTGGAAGGGGACAAATACGTCTCTAAAACCGTTAGTTTGCCTGGCAAAAAATGGGAAAAGTTAGAAGAGATCGCAAAGCAACAAGGAACTACTAAAAATAAATTAATAGCAAATTTAGTAGAAAATTTTCTAAATATTTTTGAAAAAAAGTAAAATATTTTATAAAAAGTTGTTGACAAATATAAAAAGATATAGTATAATTATATCAAGAAAGGGGGAGATAGACAAAGGCAAGGGTCAGAAAGGAGATAAAATGAACGGTATGACAGATTTGCAATTTAAAGCGTTCTTAAAATCAATACTTGAAATTTTAGAATCAAGTAAAGATTTAGAAGACGCAAAAAGCAAAATAAAAGCTCTACTAAACGAAGTTCAATAGAGCTTAAGCAAAATATTTTGGAGAGTTGCCACCTTGTCGGTAACTCTCTCTAAAAAGATTATATCAAATAATCTAAAAAAAGACAAGGGGAATAAAAAAACTTGGAGGAATCAAAATGAGAAAAGAATTCGAAAGAAAATGGGAAATAGCTAGAAAAGAAATAGAAGATCTTGGTTATATACAAGCTAATGACATTTGGGATATATATTTTATGAGCGATTTAATAGATTTTGAAGATGATGAAGAAGCTGAACAATTTAAAGAATTTATTGAAGAAAAAATTGCAGAAAATTTTGTGCTTTTAACTTCCGATCATCAATGGCTTAAACAAGTGTTAGTCGCTAACGAACTAGCTACTCGGGGAGATTTAACTTTTTCTTTCCCAGATGGAGATATGGCATACTATGTTACTCAAGAAAATGCTGAAAAATACGAAAATCTGTACGAATTTTTGATGAAAGAAGACTTGATATTTGATGATGAATTAAGAGAAAAATTTGAAAAAATAATGCCAGAATATGCAAAATAAAAAAAGGGGCAGACTAAAAATCTGCTCTTTTTTGTTTATAAAAGAATTATACAATTCTCATTCTTTTTCTTTGTTATCAATTTCAATTTTAACTTTTAGAACTTTAAGATCCTGAAGCTTCATTTCTTTAAGTTCTAAAATTTTAGTTTCTTTTATATTTTTGATATTTTTTTCATCTAAGTTTTTAATCTTTATTTTTTTCATTTTAACTCCATTGTATTTTCAAGTTATCTATGATAAAATGAAAATGTAATATATGATTTAAAACTCTAGCAATACTGCGAATATCGTTAGAGTTTTTTAGTGCAAAATTACAATATACGCACAATATACAAATAAAACAAGAAATATTGATTTTATAGTTATTTGAATACTGTTAAAAATTTTCAAAAAGATAATTGTATTATTTTATATACCCTTGGAAATCAATGTTTCCGAGGGTTTTTATTTTGAAAAAAGTATAAAAATGTACAGAAATGTATGCCTACAATATACAAACAATATACAAGCAATATACAAAATTCTATATCTTTTCCACTGCTTTTCTCAGCTCTTCGATATCCTTATGAGTATAAAATTTTTCGGTCGTTGTATAACTGTTGTGTCCTATTAATTTCTTAACGGATGTTTTGTTTGCGTCTGCATTACTTAATAATGTTGCAAATGTATGTCTTGTGTCATGAGGTTTATGTTTCATTCCAAGTTCTTCCATTATAGGCTTAAATTTTTCCCTGTAATAATTATCATATTTCATTTGTTCGCCTTTAAAGTTTACAATTAAATATTCATTCTTGGTATTCATTCTATTTTCAATAAGTTTCAATATTTTGGAATGAATAGGAACTAATCTATCTTTACCAGCTTCTGTTTTTAGTCCGCCTTTAATGATTCTATTTTCTAAATCAATATCGCTATTTTTAATTTCTAACAATTCTCCGATTCTAAATCCTGTATAAATTAGAATCAGAATAGTATCGATCCAGTCATTTTCATCCAGTAAATCCCACAATCTTTTGATTTCCTTATCTGTAAAAGGCTTTCTTGTACTTTCTTCCGTATTTTTCCCAATATTGATATATTTACTATAATCTTTGGAAACAATATCGTTCTTCATGGCGTAGGCGTATAACTGATTAAATAACACTTTAATTTTTCGTTTAGATCCGTGCTTGATTTCAGAATTGCTTACGATTTCTTGTAAATTAGATGATTTCAAGTCAATAAATCGTATCTGATATAAACTTTCACAAGCTTTAAATGCAGCAATATATCCTAATTGCGATGAATGACCGACCATTTCAAATTTTTCTATTTTCCATTTTTCATAAACTTCTGCAAATGTGACGTTTTGAGCATCTATATTATGCGGATTTTCATTATAATAAAACAATTGCTGATTGGCTTCTTTTTGAGTTTTATAATACCCCAAATATTTATATTGCTGCTTACCATTCTTATCCCAATGGGTTGTAACTCTTACAGCAAAAGGTTTCCTTCTTTTGCCTTTTAATTTTATCACAGAACCATAACCGTTTGGATTTCTCATTTTCATACTACTACCTCATTTTTAAAAAGTCTTCATAACTTATTCCCATATATTTCTCAGCTCTTTTTGTAGGAATATGATATTTGTATCTAGGTTTATTATTTATAACTTTTGTAACTATTGCACTTCCTATATCTAAAGTTCCGCTAATTAGCCCACTTTTTAAAGTTCTCTCATTCATTTGAA